ATCTATGAAGATAGAAATATAGAGGACTTGGAACATGATGAGCATCATTTGTATTGCAGAATAGTCAATGAGCATTTTACAGATACGAGACTTGCATACAAAATCAGTTGATGAAAACAAAGTTTCATTTGGAGAATAATATTATGAATTTTAGTAAAACAATTGCAACATTCTCCGTAGGCGATGATATAGGTTTTAAAGTATTTAATACAACAACCTGCTATATGGATTATTATATCGGTAGAATTATAAAAATAACAGATAACAATTTAGTTTTGCAAGAAGTTGAAATAAATAGAGAGAGTATTAGTATAGAAATTGAAGTTCCTTTTGATACAATTATTCTAAACAGTTACAATTACGTACATAGGAATCATAGATTTCGTAATAAAAAAGATAGGAGATAAGATATGAAATTTAAAGGCATTGAATTAAAAGAGAATACGGAAGCAGAATTTCTTATATCGATTGAACTAACTAAACTTGACTACAATTTAGAAAAATATGTTGAAGAGTTGGAAGATGCCTTAGAAGATATTTTTGAGAATAGTAATCATGATATTTATGTGGAAGCGATATATGACAATCTATTGAATGTTAGATGTGATGATATAACTTTTGATTTAAAAGGAGTTAAACTTCTTACAGAAATTTATACAGATATTGTTACATCTGATTTACAGAATGTAAAAGTTATGATCAATGTTCACGTTGATGGCAAAGAGTGGTTTAAAAAAGAAGATGGATCGGAATATAATGAAGATTCTGTTACTTTAGAAGAATTTTTATTAAATATTGAATATTAAGGTCTGGGGTGAGAGTATGGCTTACATAGAGAATATAGTAATAGGGACTCCAATAGTAGATCCGAAAGATATGTTTGCTTCAGATGAAGATGATTGGGATGGAAGAGGAGAAAACTTATTATACAGAAGAGAGATTTCTTCCGAAGATTCTTGTAGAATTAGGTATTTATCCATCAATCAGTGAGATCCGGCGCAACAAACCAAATCTTATGATAAGTTTGGATAAGCTTGATTTTATAGATAATCTAAAAGCAAGTAAGAAGAGAAGATTGTGGATTCTGATTGGAGAATGACAAGGTGGTGAGATTTTTGAAAAAGAAAATCGCAACAATTATTGTTGCATTATCAATATGTGTTGGAATGACAGGATGTTCTGGAAAAGTCAGAGATGGTAATTGTAATTTTACATATGTAGATAATAAGTATATACATTTGATTACTGTCTATGACAGAGATGATGGAAATGTTATCGCTTATGATGAAGATACAAAAGTATTGTACTTATGTGTTTACGGATATTCTACAATGGGAATTACGCCAATTTATAACTCAGATGGCTCTTTGAAACTGTATGAGGAACAATAAAATCTTATTTGGAACCAAGTCGGTTCACATTTTCAAATTAAATCAAAACTGAATAGAGAATATAAATTTAGAGGTTGCACAGCGTACCTTTGGTTTCTTGCACCATGAAATCGCTGTTTCATTGAAAATTTAGGAGATAATAGTATGAAGCAATATATAAAACAAGCATTGGCTTTTCTATTGGTTTGGTTTTGTAGTGGAATAACAATGTATGCATATCAAACAGAGAATAAAATATTGGGACTTAGTTTTACATTTTTGAGTCTTTTATACTGGTTAATTTTAAAAGATGATAAGTGAAGAAATCTTT